AGAGATCTCTCAAAACGCCTTGGCGAGAACGCCTCCGGTATCTGTCAAGAACTTTATCCCGATGGTCGCGTGGAATCAGGCTGTTACAAGATCGGTTCAATTGATGGCGAGAAGGGCAGGTCAATGTCGGTGTATCTCCATGGAGAACAATCTGGCAGATATATTGACTTTGCCACCGGCGCTACTGGCGATATGTTGGATCTCATTCAGCATGCGTTAGGGTTAAGTCTTGTTGATGCGATGGAGTGGGGAAAGAAACGATTTAATATTCGTGATGGCGCTCCGGCAAAAAAATTCAGCGCGGTAAAAAATAAAACCTACAACATCCCAAAACTCCCTGAGCAAAAGAACAGTGAAGTCCTGCATGGCTACATGGATAGCCGAGGCTTTAAAGATGTGGGAGAGGTGTGCTTTAGGCATCGAATCTATGAAACTGATGGCAGGGGCGGTAAGGACGTTGTCTTCCCTTTTTATGATCCCAAGGGCGAACTGGTTTTTATCAAGACCAAGCCGATGAATTATGACGGCAACCCCTCCACACAGAAAAACCTTAAACCGATTCTATATGGTTGGCACGTTATCCCCGCTGACGCCAGAGAGGTTTGGTTAGTTGAGGGTGAGTGGGATGCCATTGCGGCAGAGGTGCTTGGATTTTCAGCTTTATCCGTGCCAATGGGTGGCGGAAAAGGAGCTAAACAAACCAAGTGGATTGAGAATGAGTACGAGAATTTAGCAAGATTCGAGCGCATCCTTGTGGCAACCGATATGGACGAGCAAGGTGAATTAGCCGCCGCAGAAATTATGAATCGGCTAGGCGATCGATGTCATCGAATCAACCTTCCTGCCAAAGATATTAACGATCTTTTGATGAAAGCACCCCAAGGTCAGAACCCTTATGAGTACGCTCGATTTATCCTAAGTGGTGCTTATGACGAAGCGGTCTGGAAAGATCCTGAAACGCTCAAAAGTGTTACGGCATTTGAATCTGACATTGATGATTTTTTCAGCGTTACAGGTGAGGACAGTGGCTTTCGTTCCGGCTGGAGCAAGCTTGATGAAGAGGATATTCGATTCAGACCCCACGAAATGATTGGCTTTTGCGGCATCAACGGTCATGGCAAGTCTTTATTCCTTGGACAAATGTGTCTCAACGCGATTCAGCAAGATCAAAAAGTGCTGATTGCCTCAATGGAGATGCCCCCGAAATCTACCCTTGGCAGGATGATGCGGCAAGCCGCCGGATCAGGCACACCGCCTAAGCCTTATCGGCAGAAAATACTGGAGTGGCTAGCCCCTAATTTATGGCTGTTCGTGGATAAGCTGACGCCCAAACCAAAGGATTTAATGGAGTGCTTTGAGTACGCCTACCGCCGTTATGGCATCAATGTTTTTGTCATTGATTCGCTTACCAATATGGTGAGGCAGGATGACTATGAGAACCAGCAAAAGTTTGTCGAAATGTTGGTGAATTTTAAGCTTAGTTTTCCGGTAACAATTTTCTTAGTTACGCACGTTCGGAAGGGTGATTCGGAGTACGAAGCCCCCAATAAGTATTCGGTAAAAGGTTCAGGCTCGATTACCGATCTTGCCGACACATTCATTTCCATTTTTAAAAACAAACGCAAGATCGAAATGCTTGATCAGGCAGAGATGCTCGGTGAAGAGCCACCGGAAAAGTATGTCAAGCAATGGGACTCTTATTTTGAAGTACTTAAGAATCGAAACGGCATGTGGGAAGGCAAGGTGGGTTTTGAATTTGATACGGCTTGCATGCAGTACAAGGAGAGAAAAGGCAGTAAGCCAAAATTTTATATTAATTACTCTAAGGAAGCGTGATGGACGATCAAGAGCAATTTGCAGAAAAAATTAGACAGGCTGGCAAGTCAATCGCAAGAGCGGAGTATGAGTTGGCACAAGCGGACGCTGAAGAGCGAAGGATTATTGCTCAAGCGATGGTCATGGCTGAAGCCAGAGGTGACAAAACTCACGCCAAGCAGTCGAGAACTGCCGATGAAGATGCTGTGGTTTTTCAGGCACGCTTGGATAGGGGCAAGGCGAAAGGAAAACTCGCCGCCGCTAAAACAAATCTGGCGGCATGCGAGGTCGAGTTCAAAGTCTGGCAGTCAACAATGGCAAACCTACGATTTGAAAAAAATAGAATTTACAACCACCAAGGATAAGTAAAATGAAAGAGAACGTCTTAAAGCAATTAATGCAAGATCAAGAAATTTCACAATCCACTCTGGCTAGAAAAACCGGAGTGCCTCAACCCACCATTCATCGGTTTTTAGTTGGCAAAACTTTGTTCCCAAGCTTTCAGGTGATGAAAAAACTTGCCAGTCATTTTGACGTATCGGTTGATTACTTGTACGCATCGAATGAAGAGTAGAACGCCAAATGTCCAAGAAAAAAAGTGGATGTCGGCAATGGCTGAGTTCGGGTGCGTCATATGCAAGAAACTGTATGGCGTTACCAGTCCTGCCGAGATTCATCACATTGAAGGCAAGACAAAGCCGGACGCTCATTTACTGACAATTCCACTGTGTTACGCGCATCATCGCGCAGGAGAAGACAATGAAAAATTTACATCAAGACACCCATCAAAAAGCCGGTTCATTGCGCGGTATGGAACCGAGTACGATCTTAGAGAATACATCGCGGACAAGATCAACTGGACTGAATAGCGCAACGCCAGAAGAGTGGGATCGTGTCGCAAAAGAGCACCCTGCAATTTTGCGAGAAGAAAACGTATTTCAACCCAAGCATTACATTAAAGATGGTGGCGTTGAATGCATCGATGTCATGGTGCAATTGTACGGTGAGGATCGCGTCAAAGAGTGGGCTGAAATAACCGCGTTTAAGTACCAGTGGAGGCAGGGCAACAAGGCGGGAAATTCACCAGAGCAAGACAAGATGAAGTCGATCTGGTACACCCGCTACAGCATGGGGGATGATCCTCGTGCCGATTAATGGACGCTCCAAAGGTCACGCTTTTGAGCGCGATCTTATTAAGAAATTTCAAGATGAGTTTGGTGAATGCGCTAGTCATTTGAGGCGCAATCTCGAACAGTATCAGACTGCCGGAAAAGCGGACATTGAATTTAATAATTTGATGATCGAAGCCAAGCGTTATAAGTCTGGAAACTGGCACAAAGAAGAGTGGTGGGATCAGGCGCTAACCTCTGCCGGTGATGAGTATCTTCCGATACTGATTTACAAGTATGACCGACAGCCAATCAAGTTTGTGTTTCGGCTATCAGATTTAATGGGAAAGGGCTACGAATCAGACACTGCGACAGTCGATTATGAGACTGGGATTATGTTGATGCGTGAGCTTCTGGAGATGTGATGAAACCAGACAAGCTTAGAGTCCTCGTAAAAAATGCGGCGGAAAAAATATATTACCCCCAGTGCCTAAAGCACATAGAGGGAAGTATGCCAAAAGAGTTCCACGCGCTTACCGTCACGGATAGCTGACCTCCAAACAAAAGAAGAAAGGCGAGAAGCAATCAATTCAATACCTGAGATTGCAGATCCAATACACACCAAACAGTTCATAACAAATGGCGTGAAAGCCATCTGGAAAAAGCGTGTCGTTCAAGGATGATTTGGAGATAGGTGCAGGTGCTGAAGATCGGATACTGAGCCGACTAAGGATGATTTTTCCAAAATCTACCAAGGCAGAAGGTCTTCATCCCGACTTCGATATTGCCATTCCAGAGTTACAAAAAACTGTTGAAGTTAAGTTTGATCCTCGCAGTCAAGACACTGGCAACATTGTCATTGAGTACTTCCATAACAAGCCAAGCGCATTTAGCGTCAGCAAGGCAGACTACTGGGTAATTGATACAGGGGTTGAGGTTTTGTGGTTTACCAAAGAAGGAATACTTAGTTGTATTTTAAATGAAGGCATGGAGCCGGTGAAGATTCATGGAGCAGGGGATCGGTATTCAAAGTGGGTTTTTCTAATACCGTTGCGGTTGTTGAGGCAATATCGGAGCGAAAAAGAATATGGCAGTTAAAGTAATCAAC